TGTTACTGCTCTTGACCAATTTAGCGGAACATTTCTTGCCTCTTTTAATTTAGATACTGGAGTAGTATCAAGTGGAAGCGGAGCGAGTATTCAATCAGTAGGCAATGGTTGGTATCGTTGTGCGATTGCGTTTGATGGTGCAGCAAGTGCTGTTGTTGCTACTTTAGCCCCAAGCCCTTCAAGTGCTTCAGTTAACTATTTAGGCGATGGAACAAGCGGTATATTCGTTTGGGGAGTACAGCTTGAAACTGGCGACATCGCCACCGAGCCAATTTTGACTACTACGGCAGCGGTATCGGTAGGGCCCGTTGCTAACGTACCCCGTTTGGATTATCTCGGCTCAACCTGTGGAAAATTGTTGCTTGAGCCGCAGCGGACTAATTTGATGACGTTCTCGGAGCAAATAGATAATGCGGCTTGGCTTAAAACAAATGCGACCATTAGTGCGAATGCTGCAACCTCGCCAGACGGCTACCAAAATGCTGATAAGTTAATTGATAACGCAACGCTGGCGGGGCATTTTATACAGCAAACAATTAGCATTACTGGAGTTCATACTTTTAGTGTATTTGCAAAAGCCTCTGAATCTTCAGTAATTACGTTGCAAATCCAGCAAGTATCGGTTACATCAAACTTTGCTTTAATTTATTACGACCTTATTTCGGGTCAAGTTGAATCGGGGGAATTTAGCACTTCGCTTTCTGCTGGAACAATACAAGAAATGAGCAATGGCTGGTATAGGTGTACAATAACTTATACGCCAATAACTGCGGGAAACCACAACGTAAGGGTTTTCGTTGCCAAAAACATAGGCGGAAACAAAGTTGACTACGCTGGTAATGGAACCGATGGGGTATTTTTATACGGCACCCAACTTGAAGCAGGAGCCTACGCCACCTCGTACATCCCCACACTTGGAGCATCCGCAACACGTGGGGCAGACGCTTGCAGTAAGACGGGGATAAGCTCACTAATTGGGCAGACGGAGGGGACTTTGTTTGTGGATTTTACAATAAACGCATTAGCCAACTTTGGTACTCCAATAAGTGTAAACGATGGAAGCACTAGTAACTACATTTGGCTTACTATTTTCTCAAACGGAAATCTTCGTGCTGAACTAAATAATGGAACTGTACAAGCGGCTATTACTTATGGCGGTGCAGTCGTTGGCGGCCGCTACAAAATGGCGTTTGGTTACAAAACAAACGACTTTGCGCTGTATGTAAATGGCACGCAAGTCGGAACGGACAATAGTGGTACTACTTTTAGCGGTACAACTTTGAGCCGAGTGGATACAGACATCACAAATGCGTCCGTATATTCTACCGCTTCCGAGTCAATAAACCAAGCCCTCCTATTCAAGACCCGCCTAACAAACGCCGAAATGGCTTCGTTGACCAGCTTGTAATATGGCCGTAGTTTATATACATATGAAGCCCAATACTCGGGATATCTTCTACGTTGGGATAGGTAACGACATTAAGCGTGCCTATCGAAACGAGGGGAGAAACGACCATTGGACTAAAGTGTATAACAAGTACGGCAAGGTGGTTGACATCATTGCGCAAGACATAAGCCTTGATGCGGCAAAGGAGATGGAAAAACATCTTATTGCCTCACTAAATGATTCGCTCTGTAATAAAACTCTTGGCGGTGAAGGATTTTTTGGCGGTACGCATTCAGAAGAAACAAAACAAAAGCTTCGAAAGGCTAATACTGGTAAAAAACTTTCTGATGAAACAAAGCAAAAGATTAGCGAGAAGTCCAAAGGGCACCCTAACTATTTAAAGTTTCATACCGAAGAAGCAAAGATGAAAATCTCTGCTGCATTTAAAGGAAAGAAGCGAAGCGAATACTTTTGCCAACGAGCTAAAGAAGCAAAGCAAGGATATCGCCCGCACCCATCTTCTTGGGAGAATGCTGCTAAACTTAAAAAAGAGAATGCTTCTCTAATCAAGGAGCTTACTACTGGATTTGTTGGCAAGATTTGGGAGATTCAAGAACGATTCGACATTCAAAAACAAGCAGTATACTCAAACTATAAACACGACAAGCCTATCACCAAGTTCAAATGGGCTGGTCTTAATTTTGTAAAACTATGATATTCCGTAAATACGCATTTGCTGACTGGGCAACATCCAAAGCAGCAATCCAAGTAGAAGTAACAACACCCGAAGGAACGGAACTCGTCTGGAACCAAGACCTCGTTTCTTGCGTAGTGGAAATTGGCCACCTATGTACGCAATGGGGAACCGATGCCGAGGGTATGCAAGTATGCGAAGCAACCGACCCACTCTACGCCGTTGACATCGTATGGCAGGATACGGCTCTTGCTGCGTACGAATCAGCGTTGGTATGGCCTAACCCCTGCGGTGTAAACTCTTTTGGGTACACGTTAGATACCGAGTACGCCCAAGCGTTTTGCGTAGCGAATCCCGAAGCAGCATACTGTCAACCTCCAGCACCATTCGAGATATGAAAGCAGATAGCTCAAGTGCAGTAGCAACGTCTTGGAGTTTAGCCGTTGGAGGATTAACGATTGCCGAGGTGCATCAGATAGCGGGGTTGTTTGTAATGGCCACCTCTTTCGTGTACACGTTGTGGCGTTGGAACCGAGACATCAAGAATGATCGATAGAATTTTCCGCAACCCAAAGACCACGACCATCGGACTTATTCTGATGGCTCTTGGAATGATATTGGTGTGGTTCGAGAAAGCAACACTCGCAGAATATAGTGCCTTCTTGATGGGCGGCTTCGCTTTGATGATGAGCAAGGACGGCGAGAAGAAGGTTAAGTAAGGGCAATAAAGCGCACTATAAGACGCATAAACCCATCACGAGGCGCATTTTATGACCCATTATATATGACAAAGAACTTCACCCTCAAGGAACTGTGCGTCACCAAAACGGGGATACACAACGAACCGAATGCCGAGCAGAAGGAAGCGTTGCGTTTACTGGCGGTAAACATTTTGCAACCTGCTCGTGATGCTCTTGGGCCTATTAAAGTGACGTCTGGGTTCCGCAATGCAAAGGTCAATGCAGCCATCAGCGGCAGCCGTTCCAGCCAGCATATGAAAGGTGAAGCGGCTGACCTGCAATGCGATGACAACGCTGCTCTGTTCAAGTTCATTAAGACGCTGGAGTTCGACCAATTGATTTGGGAGTTCGGAGATAAGGAGCAGCCCGACTGGGTTCACGTTTCTTTCTCCAAGAGAAATCGCAAGGAAGTCCTCCGTGCGAAGCGAGTTGGAGGCCAAACCAAATACACCCCGTTCAAATGAGATGGCTCCTCCTCCTTTTGCTGGCCTCTTGCTCTGCGGAGTGGCACTTGCAACAGGCAACAAGAAAGGGAGCAAGAGTCACCCAAGAGAAGTGGGACACGGTAATCGTAACCAAAGAGCGACGCTTGTTTGACACGCTTGTCCTCAAGGACATCGACTCTGTTGTTGTCCAAAAGGACAACGTCCGAGTGAGTTTGATTCGCAAGTTTGACACGATCCGAGTGAAAGCGATTTGCCTGCCAGACACAATCCGAGTTACCAAGTGGGTCAAGACCACCATCAAACCGAATGAAAGACCTGTTCGGACTTGGGTATTCATTTCGATATGCTGCTTCCTGCTTGCAATGCTATTCGCAATAGAAGGCGCAAGAAGGCGATAGAGGGTATTTAGAAGCGATTTGCGGGACTTTCTTTCTCTCGGTGGGTGTTTTCCTTACTTGAGTATTAAAGTGCCTTAAAACGGCTCTAATTTTCTTTTATTAATTTTCTTTAAGTTAAGTTTATAGAAGTAATAGTTACTTACTTAAGTAGTTATATATAACTAACTAACTTACTTATATACTACTTACTTTGGTAAAATAAACCAAAATTCGGACTACGCAACTTTTTTCTTATTTTTTTTTGAGAGAGGTTTGCCGAATGAAAAAAGACAAGCGCAGACGTGACTACTACCAACAAGTCGAAGAAGGCAAAGCCAAGAACGATTACACCAACGCATTCCTCAACCACTTCGGATTCTGCGACTACCCAAAGTCAGCAAGCGTCAGCGCAGACGAAAGAAAGTATCGAAAGACAGGAGGAATCAAGATGGCGGGCGATAATGTCTAACGGCAATGAAGGAACCCACTACGACCTCCACGGCAACTTCACAGAGTCATTCGTATGAATTGACCCTCGGAAAGGTTCCGTCCTTGAACAAATACTACTCGGGAGCGCATTGGGCTATCCGTAAAAAAGAGGGAGACCTTATCCGCAACCACCTTTTGATGCAGCTTGCACAGTTGCCGAAGGTGGTTCTCTCGTCTTACGAGATCCACCTCACCCACAACTACCGATACGACAACGACAACTGCATCACGGCAATCAAATTCGGGGCAGATGCTTTCCGTTATTGGGGAGGTTGTGTTGATGATACCTCCAAGTACTTCACCAAATTGACAATTCAAAAGGACTCTGAACTCCCTGTAAATACTGGGCTTTTGAAAATAATTGGAAAAAAAGTGTAGATATATTTTTTTATTCCAACTTTCTTTTGTTACTTTGCCTCATCATTAAAAACCAATCTAAATGAAAGCACACGTTCGAAAGCTGGTTGCGTTGAGCAAGATGTTCCCCAACCACTACGCCCTCATCTCTGACCGCACAAGGGTCACCGTCCAGATGGACTACGATCAAGATACGTTTGACCAACTCATCGACAACCCCAAGTGGACTGCCGACCTGTCAGACATTGACTTCACCCGTTTCACCCGTGGCAACTGCCAAGTAATCCTTGCAATGTGATGGAATACGGAACCCGCACCAACTGGTCGCAAGAGGCGGCACAACAAATGGTTGAGTACCTACAACACCGAGTTGAAGCAATGGCCGCAAAGATGGAGTTCTTGGAAGCCGAGAACGAGGTACTCAAGCAAACTCTCCTTCACGAATTAAGGCACTAACACCCGCCTCCGAGAGGTGTTAAAAAAACCAATCTAAAAAATGAAGATTGTATCTATCTCCCCCAACGGAACGTGGAACTCAAACGACGGCAACACGTTCTACAAATTCCAGATTCAGTTCGACAACGGACAAAGCGGAACCCTGTTCTCAAAGAGCCAAGATGCACCGCATCAAGTAGGCGAGGACATCAACTGCACCATCAACGAACGAGGCACCATCAAGGTCGAGCGTTCTGGTGGTGGTAACTGGAACCGAGGCGGTGCAGCACCTCGTGCTAACGATGCCGAGCGCACCGCATCTATCGTCCGTCAAGTTGCACTAAAGGCAGCGGTAGAACTGTCAGCAGCTCACGCAGCAGCAGGCAAGTCAATTCCTACGGATAACATCCTTGATCTCGCAGAGCGGTTCAACGCTTGGCTGGAGAAAAAAGAAGTAAAGCACGAAGCGCATATGGCTATACGCCAAGCGGTAGAGGAGTCGCCTTTCTGATTGGTTTTGGTGGTGACTCTGGGGGGGTAGTGATGCACCCCCCAACTTGGTCGGGTGTTGCAGTACAACTGTTGCCTCATTTGCAATGCTGGTTCGAGTCCAGCCCCGACCGCAAAAATTCCCGCATCTGGAATTTATTTTGTTTATTTGCACAAAACCAATCTTATGCATCCAGACATCCTGTCCATCACGGACACAAGCCCCTTTCTCGAACGGGCGCAAAAAGGTTCTTACTTCGATATGGGGAGAATCGGTAACGAGAAGATTGACGAGTTCCTGCGATTTAAGGAGGGGGAGTTCATCGTCTGCACGGGTCACGCCAACGTGGGCAAGACGCACACGATGTTCTATCTGATGCTGATGCAGTCCATCACCCACGGGAAGAAGTGGCTCTGCTATGCGGCGGAGAACGAGGTTCACTCCATCCAACGAAAGCTGATTGAGTTCCTGCACGCAAAGCCAATCAACTTGATTCCAGAGGCGAAGATGCACTCCGACCTGTGCTTCATTGATGAATACTTTAAGTTCATAAACCCGAACAAGATTCTCTCGGCATTCGAGCTGCTACAAATCTTCAACGAGGTATTGAACGAATGGCAGTACACGGGTGCCTTCATTGACCCGTACAACTCCCTGCGTACCGACCAGAGCGTATTGGGCAAAACCTCGATGCACGAGTACCACTATGAGGTAGCAAGTGCCTTTCGGGTGTTCTCACACAAGGAGAAGGTCACCTTGATACTTTCCACCCACCCAGTCACGGAAGCAATGCGGAAGGTTCACCACGATAAGCACGAGTACGCCCGCCTCCCGATGCCTGTAAACATCGCCGACATTGAACACGGGGGCAAGTGGGGAAACCGCTCTGACTGTGTAGTCGTAATTCACCGCTATTCGGGCCACCCTACCGACTGGAAGCATACCCACATCCACGTCCGCAAGGTCAAGGAGACGGAGACAGGAGGACGCATCACCCCTTATGACAACCCGATCGTGCTGACCTCGATGATGGGTAACGTAGGATTTACGATTGACGGACAAAATTTATTGAACTGTGTTGCCGTTTGAGTTCTTCCTCCAGCAGAAGGTCATCGATCTTGGCACAACTGCCCAATGGATTTTGGAGCAGCACGGTTACGATGGGGCAAAGCACTTCAACAATGTCTTTGACGCCTCCCGAACCATCGAACAGTACCGACAATTTCACAACGAAATATCAATGAAATTCTACCAGATGTCAGTTGAGAAGCAGGCACTCGAACAGAAGGTCTTGCAACTTGAACTTGAACTCCAAAAAAAATATGAACTATAAAGATTTTTGCGTACTGGTCGACCATAAGGACGACGGCAGACGGACGCTTGTGAATGTCAAGGTGCGAGCAGCATTCGCACATTCATTCCGAAAGCGGTATAAATTGGTAGAGCTTGCAGAGCAAATGGGAAAGACCCACGCTACGGTGATTCATTATATGAACCTTGAGTTCAGAAAGGATGCCGAATACTGGAGATGCTACCAGATAGCGCAGTCAATAATCAATTCAGAGGAAGTAGTAGACACCCTTGACATTGATACTTTGGTCAAGGAACGTACCCAGATGCAGCAGCGTTTGGCGATGAAAACTACGGAAGTGGCTATGTTACAGGAGGAAGTGGTACATTTACGTCTAAAATTAGAGCGATTAAAGCAAATGATTTAATATCGCAATTCTACGCAAAGAAGCGTAAGGTCTTGGTGAATTTCACGAAGGGTTACGTTGGCGTCGAAGTAGCCGAGGACGTGGTGCAGGAGGTGTTCATTCGCCTCTTGCAACTTGCCGAGGAAGGGAGAGTTCACTTCATCCAGAACGGAGAGGTGAACTTTTTTTTTGTGTACCGCTCCTGCATCAACCTGTGCATTAAACTTCAAAAGCAAAAGGAGAATTTGCACAAGCTGAACTTTGGGGATATGTACGAGTTGGATGAATGGCTCCGACAACCAGAGAATGAATACAACTACGAGGAGGACGTGGCCTACGAGCAGCTGCTGAACTCCGTCAAGGATCAAGTCGAGGTCATCCGATGGTACGACCGTATGATACTGGAAATAAACCAAGAGATGAGCATCAGCGAAATGAACCGCTCCATCGGCATCTCTCGTGACTCAATTCGCAACACATTAAAACAAGCAAAGAATGAAATCAGAACAAACATCCAAGCCGACTACGAAGCGTGGAAGAAAGCCAAAAGGGGCGGGAGACGTGATTGAAAGCATCACGGAAGCGACAGGAATCAAAGCAGCCGTTGAATGGTTCTCCGAGGTTACTGGAGTTGACTGCGGTTGCGATGCCCGCAAAGAGAAGCTGAACAAGTTGTTCCCTATCAAACAACCGCATTGCCTTGAGCAGGCGGAGTACACGTTCTTGGGAACCGTCTTGGGTAAGCACAAGTTGACCGCCATTGAGCGTGAGGAGATTGCTCGCATTCACGCACGGACTTTCCAGCACAAGATGGTTGTGCCTTGCACCTGCTCCCCTAAATTATGGGCTGGGTGGATTCGTGACCTCCAGAACTTATACGACACCTATGGTGAGTGATGCTCGCTGGGCGCAGTCCAGAGAGGTCGGAAAGCAGGGTGAGGAGAGTTTTGTCTTGGCTTGCGAAGCACTTGGGTACCGCTGCCGAAAGAGCAGCAGGCAAGAAGACATTGAATTGCACATTGACTATTGGGTAACCCGACCGCAAGGGGAGACCTCTGTTGACGTCAAAGGACAGAAGAAGAACGAGGAGGTCTGGGTTGAGTTAAAGAACGTCAGAGGCCACGCAGGGTGGCTCTACGGCCACGCTGGGTACATTGCCTTTGAGATGGCTTCGCTTGGTGGGTTTGTTGTGGTGTCAAGGTCGCAGCTGGCAGAGCTGATTGAGATAACAGTTGAGGAAGTGTTCGTCCGCAGGGACGATGCCTACCTCAAATTGTACCAACGAGATGACCGCCTTGATGTAATTACACGCATTGAATTAAGTGACCTTGAACTTTTACCAACTTTCAAAATCATAAACTATGCCCATTCCAGTTCCCAAGCCCGCTGAAACGCAGGAAAAATTCATCCAAAGATGCGTCTCAAATGACGTAATGAACACGGAGTTTCCCGATGAAAAGCAAAGGATTTCAGTTTGTTACGCCCAATGGCGAAAAAAAATGTAAATAATTTTTGGTGGTCTGGTTTTTTGTTTGTTACTTCGCTTCATCAAACAAGTAAAACCAATCACAATGAAAACCCTACAAGATTATCTCAACGAAGAAGGCGGAGCGAATTATCTTTTCAACTGCGCTATGTATAATTTATTCTCATCTTATAGCGACCGTGAATATGCTTCTATTTGTGGTTCGTTCTATGATGGCGTGGTTACTTGGGCAGACCACAACATTGATGACGTGGAGGAGGTTTGTAATACAAAGTATAAGGGCTGGGTTCTTCACCTTTCGGAAGGTTATGTCGGCAAAGCTTACATCCCTAACTGGGTATTGAACCTTAACGTAAGCAACTATAAGCACGCCAAGTGCTTGTTCAACAAGTACATCAGAAAGGTTAACTAAATCAAAACGGGGAGCAGCATCCGAACAACTGCATCTTAAAACCAATCAAGATGAACAAACTCCAAAACATCATCATCGACATCACCGTCCCTTTGGCGTGGATGCTCATCCTGTCGGCTGCCTTCTTTGCAGTTGTACTCCTTCCTCAAATCATATTCGTTCAGCTATGCGACTGTCAGCCGACTTTCTAATGGACTATGCCGAGCGAATCGGTATCGCCCCAGAGGATGCAGGCCCTCGCACTTGGAATGAAATCTTCGCCGACTGGGCAGGGTTCAAATCCGTAGACGATATGATACGATATGAGCTGCACGTTGATATTGACAACTGCGATGCTCCAGACGGCAAGTTCCACGATGTGGACTTCGTTCACTACCCTTACGAACCAAACCTCCCGTTTGATGTGAACGAGATGTACAAGGCAATAGAGAAGGATTTATGATGCCCCGTATATTCAAAGAGCTTGTGACCCGTGAATGCACGGACTGCAAGGAGGTAGTGGCAGGCAATTACTTCACGCATTGCAAGCGCACCAACAAGAACGAGGTGGTGTACTATCAGCGTTCAGATTGCAAATTCTGTCGAGCAAAGAAGGAACGTGACCGCAGGGCAGCATCCAAAAAAAAGTCAAACGTACAGACCATATGAGAGCGGACATAATACACGGAAACTGTCTGGAGGAACTGGCAAAGATTGACCTCAATTTAATCAATCCAGTATTCGTGAGCGACCCTCCGTTCAATGTTGGGTATAAGTACGCAACATATAAAGACAGAATGAAGGAGGCGCAATACTATCAGATGCTCGCTTCAGTTTTTTCAGCTCATCCTCACGTCTTGATTCACTACCCAGAGCAACTGCACAGGTACTCGATTGAAATTGGAACAATGCCCTCAAGGGTGGTGAGTTGGGTATATAATTCTAACACGGCAAAACAACACAGAGACATCGCCTTCTATAATGTGTCTCCAGATTTCAAGCAGTACGGGCAGGAGTACAAAAACCCAAAAGACAAGCGAATAGCAAAGCGAGTCGAGGAAGGAAAGAAAGCCCGCCTCTATGATTGGTGGCAAATCAATCAAGTCAAGAATGTAAACAAAGACAAGACAGACCACCCCTGCCAAATGCCACTTGAAGTGATGCGGAGGATTGTCGGAGTTCTTCCCGCTGGAGTTACTGTCATAGACCCATTCCTCGGAAGCGGAACAACTGCTCTCGCTTGTAAGCAACTGGGAGTCCCATTCATCGGAATTGAGATGGATGAGAAGTATGTCGAGATTGCAAAAAAAAGAATACAATGAAAACAATCAAACTTCTTGACGGCTCCATCTGGGACACCGTCACCCTCAAAGAGAAGATGCTGGACGATTCGTTCTACTACGGAGACCTCGGCCGCACGGCTCTATCAAGCAGCGCAGCAAAGCTCCTGCTTCAATCCCCAAAGACGTACCACTATGTGACGAAGTACGGACAGGAGGATTCCGATGCCTTCTCCGTTGGGCGTCTGGTTCACTTGATGGTATTGCAACCCGATCTCGTAAAAGAGTACGAGGTCATCGATGTGCAATCCAAGAACACCAAGACGTGGCAAGAGGCAAAAAAAACAGGAGCCAAAATCATCACGGCAAAGGAGTTCAGCGAAGCCGAAAGAATCGCCAACGCACTTCTCCGCAATGAGCAGGTGATGGACTACGTTAACGACTGCGAATACGAAGTTCCCCAAGTGGGAACTATTGGAGGCCTGCCCTTCCGTGCGAAGGCGGACATCTACACGAGCGGGTTTATAGCAGATTTGAAGACCACAACAGACCTTCGTGCCTTCCCCTTTTCAGCACGAAAATATTCTTATGATATGCAAGCGTTTATCTACACCCGACTCTTTGGAGTGCCGATTGACAAGTTCATCTTCATCGCCATCGACAAGGCGTCCCTTGATATTGGAATCTACACGGTCTCTCCAGAGTTCGTGGCGGAAGGAGAGCGCAAAGCGCACGAGGCGATTGAACTGTACAAAGAGTTCTTCCTCGGAAATGACAACCCAGAGCTTGACTCCTACACCATCATCGGTCAACTTTAATCCTTACAAAATGAAAATAGACCACATCGCACACTTCTGGGCAGGTATGGCAATCCTTGCCGTTACGGGTAGCTGGCCGCTTCTTATTGCAGCAGCATTCGGGCGTGAATTAAAAGGCATCCTGCTGGACAAACGAACGGACTACGATGATAGCGTCTGGGACGTGGTATACACTTTGGCTGGTGGCCTTGCTGCAATGTTAGCTCAATTCTTGTTTGCCTTATGAAAGCGATTCTTGAGTTCAATTTGCCCGATGACGAGCAAGAGTTCAGCGATGCGACCAACGGAGGGATGTACAAACACGTCCTCTGGAAACTTGACCAAGACCTTCGTGGAAAGATGAAGCACGGGATGCTGAACGAGTGCGAATACAGTTGCTACGATCAAGTGCGTGAGGACATCCGTAACCTGTTGCAGGTTCACAATTTGAATATAGAATGAAGACACACATCCAAGAACTGATGGCTCTTTATCATCTGCTTGACGAAATCGGTCAAATCATAGATTCCGAGAATAGCGGCCTATCCGCAGAGCAGCGATTGAGCGAGATTGAAAGAACGATAAAAAAACTATTTCAAAACACCAAAGAGAAATGAGCGAAGTCCGCCCCGATCACTACAAGCAAAATAACAAAGAGGTGTGGGAAATGATGCTTGACATCTGGGGGCCTGCTGCCTTCATTGCCTACTGTGAAATCAACGCCTTCAAATATCGAATGCGAGCAGGACGCAAACCCAATAACCCAATCGAGCAGGACATTCTCAAGGCACAATGGTACGAGGGGAAAGCCAGCGAAATAGCAAGAATCGAAAATGAGTAATGCGATTTGGATGCTTGACCTTGAGGTATCGTACACCAAGAGCAAAAAGAAGCACACAAAAAAGGTCTGGGCTTCCTCCAGATGGGAGGAGTTTCGCTCGGTAGTCAAGGACGAGGAGTGCATCGAGCAAATCAAATCCCGCTACGACTTACAGACGGCAACTGACTTCCGCATCACAAAAGTCCTCGGAGCGGTTTATTTAGGTGAGCGTTATGGTAAAACACAAGAAGGTATACTTTGATGCCACAGGGCTATCGCCCGTCGAATTCGTGGAATGCGAAGTGTGTGGAGGCCGTGCGGTTGACATCCACCACATCCAACCGAGAGGAATGGGAGGGAGCAAGAGCCGTGACGTAATAGAAAATCTGATGGCGGTATGCCGACCTTGCCACCACGAAGCCGACTTTGGCACTAAACTATCAAAAGAGTACCTATATGAAATCCACTTACAGTACCTATCACGGATTCTCCCTTGACACCGTCATCGGTTCCTACTACATTATGCGTATCAACGTATCGATGGCGGGCATTATGCTTCACCATTACGAGGTGTACAGACGAAAGGGAAAGGACTTCTTTTTGGAGTACCAGAGCGAGGAGATGAACGATGACGCCTTCAACGATTGCGTGAACTACATCCGCCTCAAATGATACACATCCTCACGCCCTGCTCTCGTCCGTGGAACCTTGTGATGATAGCCCCAAGCATTCCACCCAAATGCAGCTGGAAGGTGGCCTTTGATAAATCAACAGGCGTACAATCAAGAGGCAAATGGTATACGTCTCAATTCACTGGCAGCTGGGGTCATCCTGTACGGAACGAAATGCTCTCCCGCCTAAAGGCCAAGCCAGACGATTACATCCTCTTTCTCGACGATGACAACCTCATCCACCCCAACTGGTACGAACACATCCAAGGAAGCACCGCAGATATGGTCACGTGGGGGCAGGAGAACAAGGACGGCTCCCTCCGACTGCGAGCAACAGACCAGCCACAGATAGGCAATATCGATATGGCTTCCTTTATGGTGAAGTATAAAATCGCCAAGCAACTGAAATTCACCGACGTATACGAGGCAGATGGTATCTTTGCAATGCAGGCAGCCCAAAAAGCGAGCGACATTCAAGTAATAAACGAAAGCATTTCATACTACAACTACCTAAAATGAAAGCAACTTTGACCTATAAGGTGGAGACCCACGAACAGGAGGCCATCTTCAAACGAGCAGTACGTTCCGAGGACGCTTGGAACTCCCTCTGGGAGACCGAACTATTCTTGCATACAATGGTGCAGGAAGCCAAGCACGAATACGAGCTGATTCTTTGGAAACAAGCGCAGTCCGTATTCCGCAACATCCTACAAACGAACTCAATATCTCTGGAGAATGAGTACTAAAACGGACATTACAAAAAGGGCAATGATTGAAGCCCTCGAAAAGTCGCTTGGTATTGTGTCTACCGCAGCACGAGTGGTAGGCATCAGCCGCAATACGCACTACGAATGGTACCGTGAAGACCCCAAGTACAAGCAAGAGGTAGACGCTATCGCAGATATGGCGATTGACTTTGCGGAGTCCTCCCTTCACAACCAGATAAAGGACGGCAACCCTACCTCCACCATCTTCTACTTAAAGACAAAGGGCAAGAGCCGTGGCTATGTAGAACGGCAGGAGATAGAACACCACGCAGACAAATCCTTCAAGGTCACCATTGTCGGAGATACGAACGAATAAGGTCTTTGCCCACCTACTGCGGAGCGACAAGCGCATCACAGTAGAGCAGGGTGGAACTCGGAGCGGGAAGACGTATAACATCCTACTCTGGGTTATTTTTCATTATTGTGCTACCAACAGGGACAAGGTGGTCACGGTATGCAGAAAGACGTTCCCGTCTCTACGTGCATCGGTGATGCGTGACTTCATCGACATACTGCGAGCGCACGACCTGTATCGGGAAGAAGACCACAATATGTCCAACCACGAATACCAGCTCAATGGTAACCTGGTGGAGTTCATATCTCTTGACCAACCGCAAAAGATACGGGGACGCAAACGGAACCTCCTATACATTAACGAGGCGAACGAACTGTTCTTTGAGGACTGGCAGCAGCTCATCTTCCGTACGGACGGCAAAATCATTCTGGACTACAACCCCTCCGACTCGTTCCACTGGATATACGACAAGGTACTGACCCGTGACGATTGTGACTTCTACCAAACGACCTACAAAGACAACCCGTTTCTGGATGCCGTCATCATTGACGAAATTGAACGCCTCCAGTTTACGGACGAGGACTACTGGCGGGTTTATGGTCTGGGGGAACGTGGCAGCAACCGAGCAGCAGTATTCTCCTTCTCAGCAAGCGACATCCCAAAAGAAGCAAAACTACTGGCATATGGAATGGACTTCGGTTACACAAACGACCCAACCTCCCTCGTGGGTGTCTACGAGTACGGGGATGCTCTTTATATGGACGAACTCATCTACCGCACGGGGATGACGAACAGGGACATCCACAACGTCCTGACCGACCTCGGCATCAGCAGATATGCGGAAATCTTTGCCGATAGCGCAGAACCGAAATCTATTGACGAGCTGCACCGCTTTGGGTGGAACGTGAAGCCCACCGCCAAAGGCCCAGATTCCGTAATGGCGGGGATTGATATGATGAAACGCTTTCGCTTACTGGCTACCCCACGAAGCACGAACCTAATCAAGGAACTCCAGAACTACAAGTGGGCGGAGGACAAGAACGGGAACCTGCTCAATAAACCGATGGACGCTTTCAACCACGCCTGCGATGCTGCGAGATATGCGGTATTTAATAAGAAGGCAAACCCTAACTTTGGACGATACACTTTGAGATGATATTAGTTGTAGGTCAACCAAACGGAGTTTACTACCACCGACTCCAAGTTCCTTACGAGGATTTGTTAATGCGTGGTTTTGCAGTGAAGTTCGGCACGATTGCCGACCTCGACCAGTTGAAGGGGCATATCACGCACCTCGTGGTGAATCGGGGTCTGGCAACAAAAGACCACAACAAGTTCAAAGCCCTGCTGCGGAGTTACGACATCAAGTTCATCGTTGACTTGGATGACTGGTGGAACCTGCCCACCGACCACGTGAACAAGTCACTTGCAAAGGGAACGCAGATTCTCAACTCGCTTAAAATAGCGGACGAGATTCACACCACGAACGAGTACCTCGCCGAGAAGATTCAAAAGATAAATCCATACGTTCCAATCTACATCCTGCCGAATGCGATCGACCCACGGCGGGAGCAATGGACAACAGAGAAGACCACGGAGGAGTTGACCATCGGGTACCTCGGTGCCTTGCATCACGACTACGACCTCAAGTGGAATGAGATTGACCTGTCAGCTCACAACTCGTATTCAATCGAATACTACCAACAGGCGATTGGTACACGGCAGGCATTCGAGAAAAAGAACTACGAGAATTACGGGGAACTGTACAGGCAGGTGGACGTGTCCATCGCACCACTCGCACCAACCGAATTTAACCGATGCAAGTCCAACCTCAAAGCGTTGGAGGCAGGATTCACCAAGACCTGTATCATCGCACAAAAGATGCACCCGTATACGCCTCTGTTGAACGATAGCAACTCAATCCTTTGCCGTACTCCGAGTGACTGGAGGGAAGCCCTTGCGTCCATAACAAAAGAGAAAGCGCAGGAGCTGGCCGAGAACCTGTATCACGACGTGCAATTTTTTGACATTGAGAATATCAATAACACCCGACAGGAATGCTTCGTAAAGTAATCGTACCCACCGAACTCGCTGACATCACGCTAAAGGATTACCAGCGTTTTATGGGGGCAAACCCCACGGATGACACCTTTAACCAACTGGCTCTGTCTATCTTCTGCGGAATCGATGCGGAGGAGTACCCGCTATTCCCAAAGGCGCAACTGGAGGAGATTGAAACGCTTGTGCAGTTCACCTTGAACGAGAAGCCAGATCTCAAGCGCATCATCAAAATAGGTGACGTTGAGTACGGCTTTCACCCCAACTTGGAGGACATCACCACGGGCGAGTTTATTGATGCACAGGAATACCTCAAGGACTCCATCAAGAACGCCACCAAATGGCTTGGTGTGCTGTACCGACCAATCACACAGAAGGCCGCAGGACGCTACGAGATCGAGGCGTACAACCCAGCGAAACACGACGGAGCAGCATTCGAGAATGTAACGATGGACATCGTGGAGGGGTGTCGACTTTTTTTTACTCGTTTGCAACTATCATTACAGATAGGTACCCTACTGTCTTCGAGTCCGAACCCAGCGACCAAAGAGCTGCGGACATCAAATCCCAGTTCTCTAAAAAATGGGGATGGTTTGCAGTCATCCATCAACTTGCTGGCGGAAATGTACTCAATAGTGAGGCCGTCACGAATCTCCCGCTGAACCAATGCCTTACTTGGCTTGCTTACGAAGTTGACAAGGCACGAGTCGACCAAGCCCTGATGCGACAGCAAAGCAGGTAGGGGGTTTTATAGTTATGAAATACGGATACTATCAACTCTGCGAGGCGTTGCAATCGGCAGCGACCTCGGCTGATTATATTACGACTACGACTTGGGGAAACATCTTTGACGTTGATATGCGTAAGATGACCCTCTTTCCCCTGTGTCATATCTTGGTGGGGAACGCCACCGTCAACGAACGGACAGTCACCTACGAGGTTGACCTTCTGGTGATGGACGTAGTGGACTACTCTAAGCAAGACCCGAACGTAGACCCGTACTCATTTCAAGGGGTAGCGATTAAGCAGGACATCTACCACCGTGCGCTCTTTTCAGCGCAGCAAATGATTGCATCCCTCCGCAGAGGTGCTTTGTATTCCGATGGCTTTGAGTTGGTGAACGACCCCGTATGCGAGCCGATTGATGAGGACTACGAGAACACCCTTTGCGGGTGGAAGTTCACCCTCCAAATTATGACCCCGAACCCGACAATCATCTGCTGATGGCGTCTGGAAAGCCCGACTTAAAGAAAGCCGAGAACACCAAGTTTGCCCTTGACAAATTTGGGAAGTACCTCGTGCAGCAATCACGGGCGAACCTAACCAAGCAGAAAAAGAACGTCACCAAGAACCTGTACAACTCCCTTGCCTACGAAACGAAGGTGAACCCCCGCTCCATTGAGTTCGACTTCTTGATGGCTGAATACGGGGAGTGGGTAGATAAGGGAAGGAAGAAGGGCAAGATGCCTCCGTTCGGGGCAATCTATGCGTGGGTAGCACGGCGCAAGATTCAATTCAAGGACACCAAGACAAAGAAGTTCCTGTCCTACTCCCAGACCGCCAGTATGGTGATGCTGAAAATTAAGAACAAAGGAATCGACCCAACCTACTTCTATTCACGCCCCTTTCAACTGGGGTACGAGAAACTGCCAGATGAGATACGCCAAGCATACGAGCTGGACGTGATGCAGTTCCTTGAATTTACAATAAACGAATTGAACAAAAAATATAAGTAATGGCCATCACTATAGTACAACAACCACCCGCCTACGCCTTCGGCAGTTCACCTATGGTGTACGGACTGGACTCTACGGCATACGCATCTACGGGCTTTGCCTACATTGCAGACGTATTCGTGTGGACGGGTTCCATTGCATCCGTTCCTGCGAGTTACACGTACCGCTTCAAGCTGCGCCCCGATCCCGTTTCCGCTCGTTATGGGTACTTGGATATTCGGAACGTGGTTGACCAGTACCTATCTGCTACCACGATAGCCCACGATGACGGCACGGCACAGAACAACGTGGCCTCTGTCGTGAACGTGCAGGTGAAGTTTCGTGAGTACACCAATAGCGGTGGACTTTCTGGCGTGCTGGCTACATCGAGCAGCATTCGTGCATACGATGGATGGAGTGAGGTGAGTGATGGACTGAATGTGAATCTTGAAACGCAAACGGGAGGCATACTGACCTCGATGCCGCAGTCCCCTTCTTGGGTTCCTATCTGGGAGGAGCAGCAGATGACGCTTGGAGTGATGCTCGGCTCTACTCCGCCGCCAGACCGCATACAAGTAAACTACTCGGACGGCACCTACGGGACGCTATTGTTCTCTACCTTGTCCGTGACGGGAGGCAACAACTCGCAGAACTGGATGTGGTTTATTCCTATTGGAATCACCAACCTAAACGCTTCTGCTATTGACCGAAAACCAGAGGACGTTGCGAACCTGCAATGGTATACGATTGACTTCCAACAGGGCTACGCTGCGGCATACGAGACCCGTGTACTTGCTGATGGCGGCGTATGCGAGGGGCTTGCCTGCTTACAAGCAGCACTCATTGAACTGGCAGGAATCCAAAGCACCTACAAGTTTGAGGTTCAATGCGAGCCACGCTACACCCCGCTTACTATTGCCTTCCAAAATAGGTACGGGGCGTGGGATTATTTGCTCGTGCAAAAGAAGTCCGTGGAGAGCATCAATATCGAGCGAGATACCTATACCGCAAATGTTATTACTCGTTCAGCAGGAACCGCCTCAATACCCTCATACGCAGCGTCAAAGCAATACTTCAACACGCAAGGCCAAGAGCAACTGATTGTGAACACGGGATTCATTTCGGAAGGGATGAATGAGATGGTGAAAGATATGATGCTTTCCTCCACCTTGCAGTTGGTGGAGCAGCAGCAGGGCGTAATTTTGAAGGATACGCAGGTCACCTACAAGACCTCCGTGAATGACAACCTCGTGCAGTACACCTTCACTTTGGAATACGCAAACCCTGTGAAAAACAAACTATGGCTCTAAAGATTCAAACCACCACGGGGTATCTTGATACCTACGGGGACGAGTCAATCTCGCTGGACTACAACGTGGCGGACTTGCGTGACCCTGCGGTCATCTTCTCTCCGATCACGCAGAACTTCAACCTGCCAGCAACAGACGCCAACAATGCTTTCTTCAAGCACTACTACGACGTTAACATACAGGGAGGGTACAACGCCTACTCCAAGCAGCAAATCACCCTGTTCTCGGACGGGGTTGCTCTTTTAGATGGGTACATCCAACTGCTGAACGTCACCATCCAAGATGGGATGATTAAGGGGTACGAGGTATTGGTTGCTGGAGAGGTGGGCGGCATTGCCCGCACGTTAGGAGAAAGTGAGTTGAGCGAGTTGCCTCTTGATGCTTTGAATCACACCTTCAACTGGGACAATATCTACGACTCGTGGGTGACGCCTATCGGAGACGCCATAACGTACGGAATGGTGGACGCAAAGGGATTCGCCACCGATTCGGTGTTCGCTCCGCAGAACCCATTAAAACCGCTTGCTGAAACCAACTTCTACCCGCATATCAAAGTCAAGTATCTCATTGAGCAGATATTTGAATCGGCTGGGTACACAATCAACGCAACGGGCTTCTGGGAATCAGAGTACCTCACGGATTTGTATATGCTCCTTTGGACGAATGATGCTATCGTTCCCAACGAGGAGGCATTCAATTCTCGCCTGTTCCAAGTAGAGAATGATGCCGCCACAACTATAAATAATGGCAATGCCGCCGCCCCAACGCCACTTACTTTCCCGACAGAGATATACGACAACGGAGGGAACTTTGCATCCGACACCTACACGGCAAACGCAAGAGGCGCATATCAATTCAATTTTGAAGGAACTCTTGACGGAAACTACAACCTACGAATCCAACCCCGTATCAATGGGGTAGTTGGGCCGAGTTACTGGGTAACTGCAAACACGGACTTCTCGGTGGACTTCACCTTGAACTTGGAAGCAAATGATGAAGTTCGGTTGTACGCTGCTCACAACGGCGCATTGGGGGTTACCAATTACAGGGATATAAATAGATACACTTGGACGTGTAACTCTGCCCCTTCTTCCCCCGTTGGATTGACGGTATCAATGACGGACTTGATGCCCAAGATGAAGCAGCGGGACTTCATTGCAGGGGTGGCAAAGCTGTTCAACCTTGTCATCGTTCCCGATCGGGATACGCCAAACACGCTCAACGTGTACGACTATCAAACTTGGATTGCAACGGGAGCAGTAAAGGACTGGACGTACAAGGTCGACATTTCGCAACCAATCACCATCCAACCGACCACCGACCTACAAGGTCGCTCAATTAACTTCACCTTCCAAGAGGGCGGGGCAATCATCGAGCAGGCGTTCAAGAACTCCTTTGGCTACTCCCACGGAACGCTGCAAATTGCAGACACCGCAAACGAGTTCGCACAGGGCGAGTTCAGCGTAGAGGTTCCCTTTGTGTCTTCCCTGTACAACCGACTGAACAACACCGCCAATCTGGAGATATTGCAGCTCTTTGACCTTGAAGGAAAGGCCATCGATAGCCAACCCCGATTGATGTGGTACCACGGGCGGCGTGAGTGCGTTCGGTATTCGGTGATTGACCAGTCCACTACGACCTTTCTGCAACTGTACGAATACCCAAAATTCGGGGTATACACGGAGGGATATACCAAAGACATCACCCTCACCTTTGGGCAGGCGGTCTTGGACAACCGCATCCCGCCTCCGTACAATTTGTTCACGGAGTTCTGGGCTACCTATCTAACCGAAATCTACGCATCGGATGCGGTGATGCTTACGGCGCAAGTGGTGCTTGAACCATCGGAGGTATACAACCTCGACTTGAACACCCAAATCTACCTCGACCAAGAATACTGGCGAATCAACAAGCTGACAGGATACGACCCCGAGAAGCGCACAGGAACGATTGAACTATTCCGTGCCTCGTTTGCGAACGGCATCATCTGTACCGACCTACCTACAATAATGAACTATGACGGGAGTGTCGGAGGGTTAACTACACAGAGCTGCTGCGAATACTACGGCTACCGATGGAACTCTACAAATAGCACTTGTTACTGGCGCACCTCTAAATTGCTATCGTTAAAGGATGACCTTCAAGCGATGCGCCACACGGCAACAGTTTCCCTTGAGCCAGAGCAACCGACCAGCACACAACCAAACCAAGTGTTCTTATTCGATGCTGAACTTACGGAGGAAGGCGTAAGCGAGGCGGCAGCATACGCCCTGCTCGACTACTCACGCAGCCCGTTTGACCTTGTTGAAGGTCAGCGCAAGATGTTCCTGCTATCGGCAGTAATCGAAGAATCAGGAGGTGTAACTCACACGGACTCGCATTATTATGTAGTGGAGCGTGCGTCAGTTGGTGATATTATTACCGAGATCCGACCAACAACTCACGACCACGATTTTGGAATAGCTCTGCTTGCGGTTTTTGATGTTACTGATCGAGTGGTGGGAGTACATTGCCTATCCTTAAAAAATGCAAATGGCCCAAGCGTATGGAAAATCCGAATGGAAGTACAACAGATATGATTGACCTCGGTTTTATAGTTAACGCCCTCAAGCAACCCAACCTCGGCCTGTCCGAGGAGGTGGAAATCGCAAAAGGAAAGTATCACATCATCAGCAGCATCGCCCAAGCAGGGGTACAAATCAAGAGACAATGGCAACGGAGAAGGTTATCAAATTAAAGGTTGAAAATGGTGAAGCCATCCTTGCCGTTGACGAACTCAACAAGGCGTTAAAGGAGACGAACACCCAAGCGGACAACCTTGACAATACCATCGACGCAGGAACCGAAGCCCTTGACAAGTTCACAAAGGGTGGGGTAAGTGCGATGAAGGGTCTCATCAGCGGTGCCAAGACCGCTATTGGTGCGATGACTACCCTCAAGGGTGCGTTAATATCGACAGGTATTGGTGCGCTGGTAGTTGCCGTTGGTACCCTTGCTGCCTACT